GCCTTTTTAACACCCTCGCTTCATCAGTCTCTTTTGTCCGCTATCTATACTTAATGGATAACAGCCAAAACAGACTCGACATAGCCTTTGAGCTGTGCAACTACATAGGCCCCCGGATGGGCCAAATTCGGAGATATCACCGCAATGTCAACTATTGGTGACTTTATTTAGAAGACAATACATTGAAATAAAAGGATTTATTTCCGGTCACGTCCACACATTGACCACATCGAATAAAAAGCCCCGCATTTGCGGGGCTTTCTTTAGGTCACATCCAGTGCATTTGTTGCTGCCCTGATTGCGTCGGGTGCGGCGGCGCTGGTACTACTTCCCCCGGCGACACAATAAAACGCGAGAGGGTTTCGGTCGTGACAAATGTACAACTGCAGTTGATATTTGTGCACTGATGATAACGCTCTTTGGTCGTGTCGGAAAAATAGCGACTTGTGCGAGCGTGGGCGGCGTGATGGCATTTAGGGCAGTGGAACATGGCGAGCACCTCAGAGCGTTGTTGATGCATCGATTTTAGCCATAAAGTTCATATATACAAACAGATATACCAACTTCACGAGATTATTTCTTCGCTTTCATACTCCACATCCGAAACCTTAACCTCAAGCTCTAAGCCCGTCGTGTAGCCGTTCCCGTTGAGGTTATGCACCACCCGGCTGATTATCCATGCCTGTTCGTCTATGACACGCTTAAAGCCTTTCACCGCAATTGGCGTTTCAGGAAATAAATCCGCGCGGCCAATAGCCAGCGAGATTGAGAACTCCGCCACTCCGCGCTGTATTTTGTCCCATTTTGCCTGAGCGGCGCGCATGGCCTGCGCCTTTGTCGCGTAGACGGTCGTCAGCTCCAGCACATTGTCAGCTTCTCCGGCCATGTACTCGCCCTCGCGTGCTTCCGGCTGCTTTTTGGCCGTGGCCTTTGCCTTGGTTTTGGTCGCTTTCGGATGCTGCAGCGCGCGCAGGTGCTTAACCTTCGGCTTTCGCTTGAGCTTCACCTTTTGCTTTTGTGGCTTCGGGTCTTTGGTGTGCAACCATTTAGCCGTTACGCCGGTGTAGGCTTCGCGGTCGGCAATGGCGAACTGATGCCGGTCGCCGTCGCCGCGCTCAAGGGTCATCTGCGGGATGGGTTTGCCACTGGCCGTCCTGCCGCTACCGGCTTTCAGGAACAGCAATTTACCCGCTTTCACCGACACTGACGCACCGTTACGGTCAGCCAGGCGGGAAAGAAACACCGCGTCGGATTCCTGCGCCTGGTCAATGTGCGGGACGGGGATCGCTTTCAGCGTATCGGCCACGCTGGCCGTCAGCTTGTTGCGCGCTGCTATGGTTTCGACAATAACCCCGAGCGTGGTGTCATGCCATGACTGTTCCCGGCGTGAGTTCAGCGTCCCGCGAAAATCCGCGCTTCGCCCCCTGATTGTCAGCGTATCTGGCGCGCCCCGGTGCTCAATTTCATCGACCGTGAAACTGCCTTTATTAAGCAGGGCCGAGCCCTGCCAGCCCAGCCACAGGGTAAGCTTTGCTCCGCGCGGCGGCAGCTCGACGAGGCCGTCGGTATCATCGAGCTCGATGTCGAGCTGGTCAGCCTCAAATCCGCGATTGTCCGTCATGGTCAGGCTGATTAGCCGGTCGCTGAAATTCTGAGTGATGTCGTCGCCATCGAGCGTGAGCATAAACGCCGGGGCAATCTGCGCCCCGGCCTGAATATTCAGCCCCGTAATCATCCCGCAAGTCCTCCCAGTAAGTTACCGGCAGACGTCACCAGATTATCGGCCTGCGTTTTCAGGTCGCCATAAATCGCCGCGAGCGAGTCATCGACCCGTTTCAGCGAGAGGCTGAACTCGATTTTTCTGGCCGCGCCGTCGCTGAATAATTCGGTGTGCGTATGTGTCACTTTATCGATGACATACATACCGTGGATCATGCCCGTTCCGTCAATCAGCGGCCACGCCCGACCCTCGTCGGCCATCAGTTCGATGGTGGTCAGTGACAGACGCCCGCCGGTGATTTCGGGGTACAGCACGCCCGACAGCGTGCGCGAGGTTTCCCCCTCACCGAGAAACTGATAAGCCGGGGGCTTGCCGATGCGGTCGTTAGACGCCCAGCGGTAGTCCTTCGAATACTGCATCGACTGATGCGGCAGCGTGCGGCGTTCAAACACAAATAAACCCAGTACCATTAACATGCTTTAGCCCTCATCCATCATGGCGCATACTTGAGCGCTGGCGCGCTCGATTTTCCCGGTCGAGTTTATCGACGGCCTCTCTGAGCTGGCGGTCAAGGTCACTGCCCGGGGCGACACCACCCTGTAGAGTGATGTGATATTCAGGTTTGCTCTGGTCAACATAGGTCTTTCCGGCAGGAGCCGTCACCGGCTGATAAGGCTGATAACCACCATATGCAGAGGTTGCCGGAATATAAGACCCGTTTTGCGCCCCGGCTTTCGCTGCAGCCTTGTCAAGGTCGCCTGACTCTTTTTTGATAACCCCGAGCTTTTGCAGCAGCCAGCCGACCTTGCCGCTCAGGCTGTTGAACATATTCAGGGGAGCTGTCAACGCATCAGCCAGCGCCTTACCAAATGCCACGCCGACATTTTTGCAGCGGTCGAGCGTGTCCTGCGTGGCCTTAACCGGTGCAATCAGGTCAGTGAACCACTGCCAGACCCCACGCAATTTTTCGATGATGGTGTCGAATACCGGCGCAAGCGGTGAGAAGATTTCAGCCACCGGCGCAAATGCCGTCCTGAGCCCCTCCACCACGCCTGAAAAGAATGCGCTGATGGGCTCCCAGTATTTGCGGATCAGAAGCGCACCGGCCACCACCGCCCCGGCGACCGCCACCACCGGCAGACTGATTGCACCAATCGCGGTTACAATCGCGCTACCAGCTACGGTGAAGACCGTTCCAAGCAGGCTGGCCGCCGCAATAATGGCGTTAATCCCCATGACCACCGGCCACGCAACCAGACCAATCCCGCCAATCACACCAATCAGCGCCAGCGCGCCACCGGCCACCACGCCGATAGTGGTCGCCAGTGATTTATTACGGGTGATCCAGCCATCGAGTTTCAGCACATAACGCGTAGCCGTCTGCGTCAGCTTGCGCAGTGCGCCCTCCTGTTGGTCAAACAGGTCAGTACCAACGGCCTCATAAGCAGACTGAAACTCCTTAAAGTCGCCGCCGAGGTTGTCCTGCATAATTCTGACCAGCTCCTCGGTTTTACCATCCGAGGCTTTAAACGCTGCGGTAAGTTTGTCGAGTTTGCCGGTTGAGGCCGCAGTCATCAGCACCGCCGCCGCCGAGCTCGCCTCTTCACCAAAGATGGTCTTCATGTACTCGCCTTTCTGGCTTGTACCGAGATTGTTTTTCTCAAAACTGCGCTGCATTTCTTTCAGGATGGAAAATATCGGGCGCGTATTGCCTTTGCTGTCAGCAGTTTTGACGCCGAGCTCCCTGATGGCGTCATACGCTTTTCCGGTCGGAGCCTGCAGGCGGCTTAAGATGGCACGGCTTCCCGTACCCGCCATCGAGCCGGTGATTTTGGCGTCGTGCAGTGCGCCGACCATCGCGGCGGTCTGCTCGATACTGACTCCGGCATTTTTCGCCACCGGCGCGGCATAGGTCAGCGCATCACTGAGCCCGTCAAAGTCGGCGGCGGTTTTGTTCATCGTCATCGACAGCACGTCGCCAATGTGCGAAATCTCGTCATTAGAAAGCTGAAACGCAGATTTCATCCCCGTAAGCAGCGCGGCGTTTTCTTCCATCGAGCGCTGATTCGACAGCGCCATATTCAGCGTGACCGGCGTCGCCGCCTGAATGGCATCAGCATCCCCGCCGCTTTTGGCAATGATGATTTGCGCGCTTGCCGCATCGTCTGCAGACGCGGCGGTATTATCCCCGAGCTGGCGCGCCTGCTTACGTAGCGCCTGCATTTCGGGCGATTGCTTGTCGACTCCGAGCACGGCCTGCAGCTCAGAGTTTTTCTGTGCAAACGAATAGCCTGGCATCAGTAGTTTGACCCCGGCCATGGTGCCAGCCGTGGCAATACCGACACCGGCAGCGCCTGCCGCCGCCGCACTCCCCGCAAGGGATTTACCGGCCTGATAACGCTCTTTTACCCGGCTCAGTTTTGCCTGTTGCTGACTGACCCGCGCCAGTGCCTCACGTTGCCGGTTGAGCTGTGCGGTCGTCTCGCTGATGCTGGTTTTCAGGCGGCGCTCATCCGCCGAAAGGGTGCGGGTATTAATACCGGCCTGTGCGAGCTCGCTGCGCTGGCGCTGTACCGACTGCCTGAGTCCGTTATATTTGAGCTGCAGGTCGGCGGCGGATTTCTTTGCCGCCTCCATTGCGCGCGCCTGCGCTTTCGTGGGGTTTTCCGTGTTTTTAAACTGGACGGCCAGCGCGGCGGCCTCCGCTTTCGCTTTGTTAAGCGACTGACCGGTCACGGCAAGCTGTGCGCTCGCTTTTCTGAATCCGTCAATTCGGGACGCCTGCGCATTCAGATCGCGCAGGCTGTTCTGAGAAGTACGGATATCACCGGCAAGGGATTTACTGGCAGTCTGGATAGACTTAAGCGGTCGGCTTGCCCGGTCAACTGCGTTAAGCAGCACCTCAATCCTGACGTTATTGCTCATGATGGTTTCCGCTTCGCTGCAGCGCCTTGTCGCGCCATGTAAGGAGCTCGGTCACACTCAGGGAATACAGCTCTGATGGCGGCCAGTGAAAAATCACCGCGATATCCGCCATCAGGTCATCGACCGAAAGTTTATCGGGGAACGTCAGCGAGCCGAAGATGGCGACAAAAAACCAACCACCTCAGCAGCGAACTGCATCAGGTCTGAGGCATCGAGACGGGCGATTTCATGCTCGGTGAGTGCCGGATAAGTCATACGCGGCAGCACTTTAATCAGCGCATCAACGTCAGAGTTTGCCAGCGAGGCCAGCGACACCCCGCGCAGGGTTCCCGCGTTGGGCTTTGTGACCGTGACCTCCCCGATTGTTTGCTCACCGCGCTTGAGGGGATTATCGAGGGTAACAACGTGCGATTTAATGGTTTCGTTTACACCGGTTTCGTTGATGTTTTCCATGATTTTGCTCTCGTTAAGTTGTGTGACCGGCCAGCCTGACTGACCGGTTAAGGGGTTACAGGCCAATCGCCTTACGGTGTTCCGCCAGACGGTCGACGCCGTCGACTTTCATCACCATGTTGATGACGTCAATCTCGATGACTTCTTTGCCGTCAATCGTGAGCTGGTAATACGAGCACTCGGTCGCGATTTTGGTCGTACCGCTCTCGCCCTGCTTATTTTCGCCGCCGTCGTACTCTTTGTGACGGCCACGCATGACCACCTCAACGGCGGAAATAGCGCCGGTGTCGTCGCGCTGGAATGAGCCGGTGAAGCGCAGCGGCACACTATCCGCACCCGGTGACGCGTACTGCGCCCACAGCTCGACGTCAGGCAGACCGCCGAGCGTCCACTCAAGCGACAGCGCGTCGTCATCGAGACCGAGGTCAATTGACACCGAGCCGGGCATCCCGCCGCCACGGTATTTCTCAAGCTTACGGGTCAGCTTTGGCAGGGTGACGGATTCAACGACGCCCATGTAGCTGAGGCCGTCGTTAAACATATTCAGGTATTTCAGTTTGCGTGGTAACGCCATGCTCTGAGCTCCTTAGCTGTTGACCGAGTCTGACAGGTTCGCCAGATAGGTATCGGTGATGCGCTGGCGCAGGGTCAGGTTTTCCAGCGGCGGGACGGGGGTGTAGTCGTAATCGATATACAGTTTCCCCGCCTTGAGCGTTTCCACGCTGTTTGACTCCGGGTCGTACCAGCAGGAGCCGTCAACGATATAACCGTTGTTTTTCAGCTCGCGGAATTTCGCATTGATACCGGCGACAATGTCACGGATAAGCGTTGCGCTGACGGGTTTATCAATCGCCCACGCGTGCGCCTCCGCCATCGTGTCGGCCAGCACCTGCGCCGTGCGGGTGTAGTTTTCAAACAGGAATAACGGATCGTCGGAGCAGGTACGGTTACCCCAGAATTTAAAGCCGTCGTTTCGAATCAGCGTGGTAACACCGGCCTGATTTAACAGGTTCGCGTCGGTGGCCTTTTCCTGCAAATCCCATGAGACCGATGCGCTGACGCCGGTGACGCCATTCACGCCGACGTTAGACAGCGTTTTGTGCCAGCCGGTGTCCTGGTCGATTTTGGCACGCAGGCCGAGCGCGCGGGCAGTCGCCCATGCCGTGTCAGTCGCGTTCGCCGTGGTGTCCCATGCCAGAAAATCAGGGTGAATGACCATCAGCTCGCGCTGGCTGAAATTCTCACGGTATTTGATGGCGTCAGAAATGGTCCTGCAGCCCCACGCGCTGATATAGCCAAACGCGCGCAGGCTCTGACAGGTTGCCGCAAGCGCGGTCGCCACTTCCAGAGAATCCAGCCCCGGCACGCCGAGAATGCGCGGCTTAACGCCGGTAACGGTTTTGGCGGTCAACAGTGCTTTAAGCCCGGTGTATTTGCCGTTTTCGTCGGTCGTGCCGATGATGTTGGAAATGGTCTCTTTTTGCGCCGCCTCCGGGTCGTCCGGGTCGTCGATACCTTCGGCCACACGCACCACCACAACGACCGGCTTGCACTGGTCGGCAATGGCCTGCAGAGATTTTGACAAAGTGCCGAGTTTACCGGCTTTACCGATAGCGTTTTGCACGCTGGTAATCAGCACCGGCTCATTAAGCGGGAATGTTGCATCGTCAGCATCGCTGGCCGTGCAGACCATGCCGATGATGGCCGTTGAGACGGTGGAAATGGTGCGCGTGCCATCGTTAATCTCGATGACCTCGACGCCGTGGTGATAGTCGCCCATCTGTTTAACTCCGTGGTTAAGGGGTGCGACTATTTTCTGTTGTGTGCGAGGTGTGAGAAACGTAATACCGTTGGCGAGGCCACTGCACAACGGCAAGCCAGCCGCCACCCTGACCGGCTGAGTGATTGATCGTTTTCAGCGACCAATCAGAAAGAATTGATCGCTGATAACCATTATCAATGAAGGGATATTGTCGCTATCGTTTCGCCATCAGTGAGGAAATGATGATGACGATTCTACTCTGGATTATTGGCGGGCTGGTTGCATGGTGTCTTTTCGGTTATTGCTGGCTCCGGCTGTTTGCCGGTGATGAAACAGAAAAAGATTATGAAGAATGTCCCTATGACTAAACCCGCTTAACGCGGGTTTTTTATTATTCTGTTAACGGTGATTCAGGCCATTCAATTTTGTCAGGCTCAGTGGTATCAACCCGGTTAAGTAAAACCCGGTATTTCTTCCACGCCGACAGGCTCGCCATTTCCTCAACTGTCGCCATCGACAAATCGACCGCATCCTGCAATGGTGCTATTGTCTGAGCTGCAACAGCCAAGAGCTGCGCCTTTAATGACTCAGCATTTTCTATCGCTTCCTCGCGGGTCGGCGGCTCGATTGCGACCCATTCCATGCATTCTGATTCAACATTATACTGCGGCGCTTTCCTGTCAGGTGACACCATAAAGGTTTCGTATTCTGCATCGGATATTGCCATCAGGTCTGACGGAACGGGAATACCCTGCTCTTCGTAGGTCTTGACTGTTTCCTCAAGGTAAAAGCTTTTATCTATATTGCTGAAATATTTCTGCATATCAGTAACCCGTTACGTTTAAATAAAATGTTCCGTTGCAGTTATGGGTTTCAATTTTCACCTGATTTTTACCGACAGGCGAACAGAGATAAAATGATGCTGAGTTATTACCCCCTGCACCGTAATAACTCGAACCGATACCGAGTATCCCGTTAGGGAACGAGGTAGGCAGTGTCACAGTCACAGTGGCATTGTTGCCGACTGAAATATTTCTCACAGATTGCATAAACACAGCACCATTGCCGTGCGTGTAGTAAGCACTGTTATTACCTGTCGTCGTTTTACCGACCCCGTAACGCGCATCCGACTCCGCTTTTGTATAAGCCTGACCCGCCGGGGTGTAATTCCCTTTAGGCTGGAATGTTGAGTTAGCAAGAGTCTTGGTGTAATAACGGGCGTCGAAGTTAGTGTAGTTTGTGGGTATTATCTGTCCGGTGAACGAAAATGCTGCGGTATTCCAGTACCCCATCAAATGGGAGTTAGCATACAGGTCTACCTGACCGTCTTTTGAGCTACGCAAACCTGAGTCAGTGTCACCAATATTTAAAATCCCGGAACCAACCGCGCCAACCTGAAGAGAACCGTTAACTGTTGCAGATTTCCCCTTCAAGGGATTGAGAGCTATTGAACCATCTTCATTAATATTTATTCCATTTGTACCCTTGTAGTTATAGAAAGATATATTGAAGGAAGACCCACCACGCCCAACGTACCAGCTATTATCACCGTTATAATCTTTACCTATCACATACGCTGCCTGACCTGAGGCACTGCTCTGTAATGTTACACCAGGACCATTTTGCACAACGGCAAGGGCACCTTTCAATGTTCCGCCAGTTATCGGCAGCGCCCCAACATCACCAGCAGAGGGTTTATTCCGGGTATGGTATATTTCCCCCCAAGCATTCCATGCGCCACCGGAATCGCCGTTGTGCGTACGAAATGCAATCCGGTTTCCGTTGCCGTTATACTGCGCTGCCAGTTGCACCCGATATTTACCGCTAGAACCAGCGTAATCAAGAACTGAGCCAGTGAAGCCGGGGGTGTTAGTTGCGTTGTCATAGCCAAAACTCACGGAATTTGCAGGGAGGTCATTAAAATCAGTAAGAGGCCTTCCGGCACCTGCCAGCGTTGTCCTCAAAGCCAAAGCCCCGCCATTAACCAGAACACGTCCAGCAGTAATATCATCTTTGGATGCCTGCACATCTTTTGATGCCGCTGTACCGAGAGTTTTCTTAACCGCGATCAGTTCATCGTTAATTGCTTTAACAGCTTTTGGTGTCGCGGCGACGCTCTCAGACGCGCTGTCGGTCGCGCTACTGAGCTGGACGATACCCTTTTGCGCCGTGCTGGCGTCCTGTGCCGTGTATTTCCCTTTTGCAAGGTCATACGCCGCCTTAACCGCCTTTGGCGTCGCTGCGACGCTCTCAGACACGCTGTCGGTTGCACTGTTTAACTGAGTGAAACCCTTTTCGGTGAGCGTGGCGTCAGGATGGCGGCGGGACTGCTCATGCTCCGAGAGCCTGTCGTCGACATAGTCCTGCGTAGCCATCACCATTGAGGTATCGATAGTCAGCTCGACTGATTCGATGTCGCTCACCATGATAACCATACGCACGGTCTGCGCACGGCCTGAGCCCTCCGCCAGCGCGGGCTTGTAGCTTTCGGCCATATTGCCGACCGCAATCAGCGTGCCGGTGTCATCATAGAGGCCGAGCTCGCGCATCCAGAAACCGCCGGTCTCAGGGGGGATAAGCATCTCCGCCACGACATAATTTTTATGTTTATTGTCCTGGCTGATTTTGTTCAGCGCATGACGCCAGACCTCATTGACGAGTTTTGTCTGATTCGGGTCAGGGGTCGGCAGCGTGCCGCCACCGTCACCGACGGCCATCGCCGTAAAATTCACTTTTTTCCCGTTAGGGACGGTCGCCGCCGCGAGTTTTTCGGCACCGGCTTTGGTGATGACCGTTTTATATTTCACTGTCATTGTGCTCTCACTTATCCGGGGTAAACCGTGATGATGTCGCCGTCATAGCTCAGGGCGC